AAATCCCCATAGTTTAAGCGTGAGCCGTGCGTCTTGTTCAGCGTAGAATCCAACATGCTCTGCAGGTAATTTCCACATCTCAGCTTTAGGATCAATGCCATGATCTTTGGCTGCTTCTTTCAAATCAGTTTCAGCTTTAATCTCGCCTAGATAATCTTTAGCCAATGAGTTTAGATTATATGCCCATCTGTTTTCATCAACGATTGCTGCTGCAACCATTGTATCTACAATCTCTCCATTAACTTGGATACCCATTGCTTGTAACCAACCCAAATCATATTGAGCATTATGAAATATTTTTCTACAAGGTAATGCACATATTTCTTTCATGTAGCTAATAACTTGTGTAGGTATCATATTACCCCCACCAAAATGTTTAAATGGGTAATAACCTTGCCAACCTTCAACAGCTACAGCAAAACCTATTACATAGCCTTTACCAATAGCCCAACCAGCACCTAGACCTTCGCTTATACCATCATCCCTAGTCTCTAAGTCAATTGCTATTTCAGTAGCATTAGATAAATCCTTATATTCAGAAGGACACAACCAAATACTTTTCTTAAATGTTAATGAATATTGTAAGCTTGTCATTTATATTACCCAAAATAAAAAAGTTAAAACACAAATACAAGTTATAAAACCCATATCGTAAGTAAGCATATTTTTATTCATTGTAGTCCCTTTCAATTATCATCTCTATGTAATGAATTGCTTTAAGAAGATCTTCTTTTTTATTCTTCAGTTTGTGTCTACATATATACTTGATTGCATTGCCTTCTGCAAATAGTAAATTATTTTCATTTATGAATTTAGAAGGCTGTATCTTCATTTCTTTATAATGAGATCCTCCTACTTGTTTATAAAATGCTTTATTGCTCATTTCTTTTTTCCTCTATGTAAGTTAAATAGTCTTCCCCTATTGGATAGTTGTATTTGTAATCAGAGCTTAATAAATGTAATGAATACTTAGCCCTAGTTACTGCAACGTAGACTACTCTTTTTTCGTCCATCTTTTCTATGTTTGTCTTATTTTGATATTGAGAAGCATAATCAGCTTTAAAGTAAACTAAAACGTTATCTGCTTCCCCTCCTTTTACAGAATGAATAGTATCTATAATGATATTAGGATCATTATTTAATTGATCTTGTCCATATTTCTGTAATAGAATTTTTACGTAAGTTATTTCTGTTGGCTTAATATTTCTTTTCAATGCATGCCACCATTCTTGAGATTTAACTTCATCTTTCAAAGTTAAACCACACCATGCTTTTAAATCTTCAAAACTATATTCTTTATGATTTTCTTGTTGATCCCAGAACTCTTTCTTTCTATATAAATCATTAGATAAAGCTCTAACATATTTATACATATTAATAGCTTCTTCTTTAAATATCTTTTTACCATTAGATAATTTTGTCCAAGTTTTAATAGCTTTCCATTTATTTGATGTAAAAGATTTATTACCTTTATTATCCATAAAGTATAAACCTTTATCTTTAGCCATCATTCTAAGTTCATTAACAGTAGTTCTAATTTTACCTAGAATGTACCAACTACCCTTATATTGACTAAAGTCTAAGTCTCCAAAAGATATATAACGATGCACACTATCTTTAACATCTGGGTTTGGTAAAAATTCTTTGGGTTCACTATCTAATATTCCTTTTCTAACAACTTGAGAAAATCTATGTATTTCTTTTCCAAAACGTCTTGTTTGAGTTAATACTTTCTTTTGGCCAGGAAAATAAGTTGTAAAATATTTATGATTAGAACCATTCCATCTATAAATAGCTTGGTCATCATCTCCAGCTAAATATATTTTATTAGCATTATCTGCCATCTTATAAACAACAGACCACTGTAATGGTGTAAAATCTTGTGCTTCATCTAATATAAGTATTTCTAATGGTGGAAAGTTTACTTCATCAATTGTTTTCTCAATCATATCTGTAAAGTCCATATATTGAGTTGCACCGTCTCTTTTATACTTATTATAGGCTTGTACCTTTCTTAATAACAAATCTAATGATTCTCTCTTATAAGTTTCATTACGATAGACTTCTTCTACAGGCTTCATCATGTTTCTTGCTTTATCATAAATATGTAAAGACCAGTCCTTATATATAAATGAATCATCGTCTAATCTTGAATCTGAACTTTTAATAATTTGATTCTCTAATGCAAAATCAATCATACATCTTTGCGGATCAAATACTTCTATTGTAAAATATTTTTTACAATACTTGTGAAGAGTTTTAAATCTTTGAAAATCTTTTAAAGTATATTTAGGAAATGCTGACAATGCTCTGCCCACTGCAGTGTCAACCGCCTTATTAGTAAAAGAAATAAACGCAATATCTTGTGGTCTAATTCCTTGAGCCAAGGCATCTGTTAATATTTCTTGAACCAATGTATTTGTTTTACCCGTTCCTGGCGGGCCATAATACTTAATAGTTTTATTTCTAATACTATTTTGGTGCTCTAAACTGCTGTGCGTGGTAAGCATCATCTAACTCCGTTAAGTTTCCTTGTTTATTTTGTACTGTTGGTTCTGTTCGTTTTTCTTTTTTTGTAAAATCAGGTAAAGCAACTTTCCATATATTCTTCTCTCCTTTGTAGTAATCTAGTTTTTCACAACCTAATAAAGTTATTGCCTCTAATGAATTAGAAAATATCCTTCCTGATAATTTTTTAATAAAGCCATCTAATGTATTCTTTTTAAAGTAACAGTAGTCCTGTCCATTCTCTTCTTCTCTAATTATGTAGCCATCTTTTAATTTTTCAAAATCATCTAATACCATGTATTTTTCAAAGAATTCTTTTAATACTGAATATCTAACATCTGCTAATGTATCTTCGTATTTAACCTTTTCACTTGGTTTTGAACTTGCAATAAGTGCAGACATTAACATTTCAAATGGGGGCGGGCCTTTTTTAGGTTTAGGTAATGTCATCCAAAATATTCCATAATGCATCATCCTAGTTCTAAAAGATTTTTCATCAACTAAATCAATAGAATCAAAAGTCATTGTTATCTCTTTATACTTAAAAGTATAATAAGTAGTTTTAATATCTTTTATTTGTTCAACATCAGAAAACTCGTCTATTATATCTGGTGCTTGAGCACCTATTCCAAGTTTTCTTAATCTACATAAATCTTTATTACAGATTGGTGTCATATATCCATGCTTAGGAGGGCATTTATATGTATAGTTATTTTTAAATACTGAGTTTAATACTGTACCTACAATTTCTTTTTCTGTTAATGGTTCAGCAAACATCTGTTGATTTCTTTCAAGAAGAATTTCTTTTAAAGCTTTCTTATCTATATGTCCTTCAGATTTTTTCATCTCAAGAACTGCAGCATTAAATAAAATATTATTTCTATTATCTCCAGTCCACTTATCATTTAATAGTTTTTGAATACAAGGTGGGAATTCTTTATAACCTTCTTCTGGTTCATAATCATCAGTTTTAAATTTTAATAAATCATCAATAGAACTTCTTTTTTTAAATGCTTCTTCTATAAAACCTCCTACTAGTAATGCTTCATTGTTATCTGAATAAGCATACTCAACGGCTCTTTCTGATTTATGGTAAGGCATTCCAACAGATTTGTTACAAGGAAATACTTCTTTGCTCATAAAGAATTTAGAATTCCACTTATCTAAAACTTCTCTAATTTGTTTTACTGTTGACCAATCTTTTAAAAATAAAAATATATGTAAGCCTCCAGATTTAGATTTAACTGGTACTAATGGTAATTTATATTCTTGAATAATATTTACGAATTTCTTTGATTTAAAATCTTTATAACTACTAGGATCTACATCAATACAACCCCATTTTGCTTTGTCATTTAATTCTGGTTTTACACCAATAATAATTTCTCCATTTAAATGCTTTTGCCAAAGCTCCGCCGTTACTGCACTATATACAGTTTTATATTCGGCATTTCTTTTGCCACTATCTTTCTGGTCACCTGTTAAAGTGACCAGAAGATGTTGACTTGAATCGCCTTCAAACAGTTCTAATAACTGTGGTGCGATCATTAGAAAGGAACCGCTTCAGAGTCTTGTTTAATTTGTTGAGATTCTTCTTTGCCAAAATCAACTTTACCAAAGATATCTGACTTCATAGCACTTTCATAAAATGCTTTAGTTATCTCTAACACTTTACTGTACTTAGGATCATTTAAGTATTTATCAAACTCTACGATCCAACCATACCAGCTATTGCCAGAATTAGATTCTTTAGTTGTAGTTAACTTATAACTTGTTGCCCATGATGGCGGACAAAAGAAACCTTTAGACCCTTGAAGTCTTCTACTTTGAATCATAGAATTCCAAGTCTTAGATTTTTTCTTTTGTGTAGATTTCATAGCAATCAAAGCTGTCTCAATTGGATTATAATCTTTATCCAATATGTAAACAAAATGATTACCTGTGTCCTCTATATAGTTACCATTTGGTAATCTATCCTTAAAGTCATCTCCTCTTTTAGTTTGAGACATAACAGACGGATCTGTATGTATTCCAACTGGACGACCTGGGCTATCTCCTCTATCTTTCCATTCATTAAATGTATTGATATACAGACAAGGAACAACAATTACTCCTTCTTTACCTTTGTAAAGATTTCCTGTTGTTTCATTGTAGATGTCTCCTTGTTTTGCAGTTTCAATATACTTGCCATCACTTTCATCTAATACTTTTGAATTAGCATATAAGATTTTAAGTATTGGAAGTTTAGTGTCACGTGCTGTGACATACTCCGAACCCTGACCTGATGCCGATTCTAGATCTAACATCGCTGGCAGTGGAGCTTCTTTCTTTATAGCAACTTCAGCTTTTGCTGAAGCCGTTTTCGTTTGTGCTTGTACCATGATTACTCCTTCGTGGTTATTTTTGTTTTGTTTGCAACGTAAACGCCGAATATATCGGAAGGAACGTTCTTTCCTTGTTGGATTTGTTCTTTAACAAATGCCTTCAAGGTCATTGGTTCTACCTTTTCGGTCTGGTTCACATTATGCCCTTTTTTTCGTAAATCCGCAACTACATTTTTAGCAGTTTCGTCTTCATTACGCCCAAAGGTTAATGTTACGTTGTTCTTAATTAAATCCCCAAAACCATTTTGACGAAGCCAATCAAATGCTTCTTCAACTTTAGTAGAGGGAATTCTTGCAGAATAAAACGGCTTAACTTCAACTGACGATCCGTCAGCAAGTTTAAGCAATGATATACCTGCCTGTTGCATTAAGTTTGGAATTGTCTGCTCAGAAAGCAATGATTCAGCTTCTTGTAACTTTTTTAGTTGTTCTTCAGTCGCTGTTATTTGTTTCTGAACGTCCAATAACTTATTGCAAGATTTAGCAATATCCGAAGACATTGCAGTATCAACACGTATGGTTGATTCTACTTCTAAGTCCATAAGACCTCCTAAAAAAGCATTTAGATTATTTATTTGACATTGTCAAACAAATAAATTAAAAAATATTAAATACTTTTAAAGTATAGAACAACGAAACATGGACAAGAAAAAATATACATATAAAACAACACCTTACGAACACCAACGTAATGCTTTAATTAAAGGTGCTAAAGAATTAAATTTTGCATACTTTTTAGAAATGGGTACTGGCAAAACAAAAGTTGCCATAGATAATGTTGCTTTCTTATATCAAGAAAAAGAAATTAATACTGCAATAGTTATTGCACCAAATTCAGTTTATAAAAACTGGATAAAAGAAATAGAAACACATTCTCCAGTATCAGATTATACAATGTTTGTTTGGAAAGATGATAATGAAATTAATTATCAAGCTGATAAATTAAACTATGTATTAATGAATATAGAAGCTTTATCACATAAAGGTGGTTTTGATTTTTTAACTAGACTTGTAATTAATACAGGTCAAAAAGCTATAATGATCGTAGATGAGAGCACAACAATTAAAAACGATAAAGCTAAAAGATCTAAAAATATTTGTAAACTAGCTCCTCATGTTAAATACAAAAGAATATTGACGGGCTCACCAGTGACCAAATCACCATTAGACTTATATCAACAATGTGCTTTCTTGTCTAAAGACTTGCTTGGATATCCTTCTTTTGTAGCATTTAGAGCTAGATATGCAGTAATGAAACAAATTAGTATGGGTCCAAATAGAGTTATTCTTATTCCACAATATTATACAAACTTAGATGAACTAGAAGCAAAAATTAAAAAGTTTTCTTTCCGTGTTAGAAAAATAGATTGTTTAGATTTACCAGAAAAGATTTATCAACAAAGATATGTAAATCTAAATAAAGATCAAATTAAAGTTTATGAAGAACTTAGAAAATATGCAAGATCCATTATTGAAGATAAAGAAGTTAGCTTTGCAAATAAACTTACAGAGATATTAAAGTTACATCAAGTATGTAATGGTTATTTAAAAACAGATGACGGAGAAATAGTTCCATTTGATAATGATCCAAAGCTAGAAGAATTATTAAGTATAATAGAAGAGTCAGATGGTAAATTTATTATCTGGGCTAATTACATTCATAATATAAAAACAATAGTTAAAACATTAAGAAAAGAATACGGAGATGAAAGTGTTGTATGTATTTATGGAGAGATAACTACAGAGAACAGAAAGAAAGCCGTAGAAGAATTCCAAGCTAATGATAAAGTAAGATTTTTTGTAGGAAATCCTAGTACAGGTGGTTATGGATTAACTTTAACTGCTGCAAGTTATGTAGTTTATTATTCTAATAATTATAATTTAGAAATTAGAGAACAATCAGAAGATAGAGCACACCGTATTGGACAAACTAAAAGTGTAACCTATATAGATTTAATTATAGACAAAACAATTGATAGTCATATTATCTCTGCATTAAAACGTAAGATTAAAATATCTGCTGAGACTATGGGGGAAGAAATTAAAAATTGGATTTAGTTATCTGATTTAACAAAGCCAATAGTGTGTAATTCTTTTAGATCATGTTCTCTATCTAAAAATTTATATTCTATTTTGTGAACTATAAAATCTTTATCTATTTTTCTACAAATTGTTTCTGGATCAAACTCTCCACAACTATAAACATCAAATTGCATTAATGCTGGATGTACCTCGTCCCAAATATGTATTACGATATGTGATGTTTCAATTATTGCTGCCCCTGTAATTCCTCTGTTGCCTTCCATGTTAGAATATTTAACATAAGGCCCCATCATTACTTTCATTCCAATTTGTTCTATGAATTCATTTAACCAACGCCTAAGAAACTCCTCGTCCATTGGTGGACGGTAAACTTCTGCTCTTACTATTAGATGCTTGTGAACTAATAATTTATTTTCTTCATTCATTAACTGACATTGTATAAAATTTTTCGACTCTGTCAAACCACTTTGACTCATATTCTGATAATTTTATTTTATCCATTTTGAACTCTTGGTACTGTCCATCCTTAGTACAGATGGCAATGATACCCTGTTCTATAGGACCATAATTTTTTTTATGGGCAAGAGAATAAGCTGCAACTTGGTAGAAGTAGTCTTCAATCCAGTCTTCTCTTTTTAATTTATTAGATTGTTTAAAGTCTATAATTGTATCTTTACCATCAAACTTACCCACAAGATCAGTTGAGCCTGCCCATCTACCTTCATACTGTAGATTGATTTCATTACCATAAACTTCTTTAAGAGGTTCTAAGTTATCTATAATCTTGTGTGCCATGAGCCGTGATTGTGCCCCATCTGAGCTCAAATTAAGGTATCCTATGCCATTGATATAGTTCTCCAAGACATAGTGCATCTCTGTGCCTCTAGAGGCCGCTTTGGCGGTTATAGCCTGTGCTTCTTGGTATCCAACACGCTCTCTCCAAGCATCTAAGGCTGCTTTCTTATCTTTAGAAGCAGTCTTAGCTAATATGGTTGTAACGGATGGAACTTTATTTTCCCCAACAAGATAAGTCCGTGGGCCGTGGTCATCGTCTCTTGTATAACGGACATAAGGATACTTCTCTATTCTTTTAAAATCGGTAACTATAAAACTGGAATCTTGTCTAATTAGTTTCATTAAGATTTTAATATCTTAATCTGTAAACTATATCAATGATTTAAATACGCCTGTTAATGGATCCATAGTGAAAAATGGTTTTCTTGTATAAGGTATATAGGCATTTGAATTATCTAAAGGTTTATATGTATTTTCAAAACTTCCTAATCCACCACCCGTTGGATTATTTACACCTGGTGTATTTGTTTGAACTGACTCTGTTAATTGAGAAAAATCACTTACTGGTTCAAGTCCTCTCATATTTGCATCCGCAATTGTAGCAAGAGTTGTACCTACAGGAGACATTGCAAATCCCATAGCTTTTTGAGCATCTGTTCTTGTTGGGTTATTTAAAGATAAATTATATGCGGTAATTCCTATTGGAGATAATCTTGCCATTCCAGGAGCTGGTGTTGGATCTTCTGGTGGAGCTTCTACTGGTGTTGGATCTTGCACCATTGTTTCCATAGGAGGATTCACAGTATCTAAAGTATCTATAGTAGCAAAGCCAGGTGCATTAGGTGCTGTGTCATCTATATTTCCTGGTCCTGGCCCTGGTCCTGAAGCTTGATTATTTGA